GCAGTCTTTGGGATTCTAGCAGGAGGGGATGCGACGATAAACTCTGCATTTGTAAGCCCCTCCGTGATTTCTTGGAACCAAACTCTTTTACCAGCCGCTTTAGCCGTCTGTGCTTCACTGATCAGATCAGTCCATTCCTTGACCGTTTGGTCTGTCTTATTTACAGTTACAACGTAATTTTCCGTTACGGTATCTCTACCGGCGATATTTCTTGTCTGCTTATCTTCCAAGGCAGAAGCGTCAATCGCTTCCGGTTCAACCGTTACTTCATCAATAGAGTTAATTCGGTGAAGTAACGTAAATGCAGTTGGCTTTTGACCTGCAACTGTTTCAATTCCATAAGACAGAGTGGTGCCGTTGGTACTAACGCCAGCCACATAAGATGTATTATCTGCCATTATTTACCTCTCTTTCTACCGCTAATTATTGCGGTCAGCGAACATTTCAAAAAATGCCCGGTACATAGTTACAAAATAGTGTCGTTAGCTCCATATAAGCGTCTAAAACGCATCGTGGAAGTATATATGCCGTCAGACTTTCCGTAAGTCGGCATACCGACAGCGTCAAATCTCAATTCCTTGAACACATTTGCCACGGTTGCCGTTACCAATCGAACGTCTGAACCGCTTGTATTTGAAGAAATATCGACTTGTATAGTTTCCAAAACCGCATTGACTGTTTGCCCGTCAAGCGTTTGCCCCTGTTCTAATCCGGGCAGTTCGTGAATGTAAACAGTCGGAAAAATAGGTTTCTGATTCGTTTCTCCCTCATCTGTGATATACACATCTGGGAATTTCTTTTGCAAAATAGGCTCTGCTCTGGATTTCACAACATAAAAAATCGTGTTTCCAAGTTCAAACGCCCAACTGTTATCCACCATCAGCTAAACACCTCCTTGAAAATCTTTTCATATTGCGAAATAATCTCCATACTTGCCTTGTAAATAGGCATTGTTGCTTTAATACCTCTCGAATAATGCCACTTATTATCCTCTCCGAGATAGTACCACCCATCCTCAAATGCATGTATTTGCCCCGGATATGTTCCGACACCATATCCCATATCATTTGATTTTGGGTTAGGCTCTGGATTGTAATGGATGCCTGCACCAAATTCCACCGCTAAAACCGTGTAGAACGGATCTCTGTCTTTTACCTCATGTACTTTACCCGTAGCAATTAAAACGGCTTTACAGCCCATTTTTGACGGTTCTCTGTCTATGCTAAGAATAATTTGATTACCAATAGGGCTTTCATTGATTGCTTGTATCGCTACTCGCTCTCCGATTTTCTCTAACCGATCAACATACTCTTCGCATTTTTTATTGATATCAGATTTGTATTTCTCAATCTGCCTTATCGCTTCTTGAATAGATTTTTGCGACAACCCAATTTTTACCTTCATAAAAACCGCCTACTTTGTTGTTTTCTGCAAAAGAAAAAGGTCTACTGTCAATCCCTCGTCAGCCACACCTTTGACGATGTAGTCAGCGGTCAAGATATCAACACGACCCTCTTTCGTATGTCCCACGTCAGATTTTTTCCAAATATAATCACCGGACTTAATTGGCAAATAACCCTTGTCTGTCGTGATCTGACAATAAGATGTGCTATCATCAATACCAAACTCTTTGACAAGAACCTCTGAAAGTTTATTGCTAATATTTGCCATGAACGATACCGGCTCCGAAAATCCATCCACCTTTTTCGTGTAATAGATTTTCTCACCGTCCGACGTTTCGTAAAACTTTGGATTTCCGTCCTCGTCTTTTTCATAGACCGTGACAGTTTGTCCTTGACGCGAATACTTCATATCCTGCTTATTGATGTCAAGCATTTCTTTTTACCTGCTTATAAATCTGATTTACGCCTGTACTTGATAATCCAGACACAATTCCTACTGCGATTGCATTAAGAATGTCTTTCGCTGGAAAATTTGGAATTACATACATTCCAACAATACCTAAGATACCGCCTGCAACGCCCACGATAACAGGAATGTAACTATCCTTTACCTTTGGAATTTGCTTCGCAGCGTAGCCAATTAAGTAAGTAATCACTACAATAGCGACTACTGTTGATACCTGTGTAAAGTCCATCAGTTTTTACCTCCTTTGCCTAAATGGATTTCCTCAATCTCATTTTTCATTTTTGTTATCATGCCATTTCCTCCAAGTGCGTGGTATGCGTCATACATCTCGCAAAAATTCTGATACGCGTATGAGGGAATTTCTCCAAGTTTGGTGTATTTTGCATGGTATTCAATCAGCTGGACACGTAAAAGAAGCATTGTTCCCTTACTGTTCGCATCCCTGCTTTTCTTTTGTTGTTTAAGAAGCCAAACTATATACCCAAGCACTATTGGAAGTGTCACAAGATAAGTTTGAATCAAAATACTTTTCATTTGAATCTCCTTTATTGGCGCAAGAATTTATTCTGCTACAATCCAGTCCTCTGCAAGCATATCCGCCTGTGATGCAAGCCATCCCATTTGAACCCCGGATGTCCCAACAAAAGCGATTGCATTATTACCAATGGCATCATGCTCACAATTCACAAGTTCACCATCTGCTGATACATAGGAAATACCTGTTGCAAGCTGAATGTACTGTTTCTTGCCATTCCAACCCTTGCGGGCAACCTTCTGTCCGGCTTTCATTCTGCGGATTGCTTCACCGAATGTAAATGTCTGGATATCCAAATCCTTTACATCAGCTTCGCCTGCAATCTCCCAATCATCACGAAGAATAAAGTTGAGAGTATAATCAACATTCTCTGCCTCGCGAATATCAAGGATTTTTCCATCTTTACAGTGCATCTTAATGGAATTATCTTCCCATTTCCAATATCCCGCCCATTCTGGGCATTTGATCATAGCGCCCTGTTTGAGTGCTTCATATGCTTTTTGAAAATACATTGTCTTTTCCTCCAAAATAAAAAAATGGCACGCCGCCCACCACCCTTAAAGCGTGCCGCCTGCTACCATTTTGTTTAACTAAACAAAATCGCAACGCACAATCTTCTATAGGACTTTAGCAAACGGAAAAACTCCTGCCAGTAATTCTTTTCTGTCCTTCCAATTACGACTAATGCCGTTTTCGGAATAAGAAGACATATATGATTCGCCGGCTTGCGAATAATCATACACAGCAAGGTTGACAATGACTGATTGATATTTCTTCAAATCTTCGTCTATTCGCTCATTTGTATAACTATCCGGATAATTTCTTAATGTCCTTATTTCTTCCGTTGCCTGCTCTATAAGCTGTTCGATAAGAGGGTTTTTCTCCTTTTTGTCAAAAACAACAACGTCAGAAGTGGTATCATCGCCGTTATCAACCGTATCAATATGAAATTGTTCTAATCGGATTTTCACCTGCTCTAACGTGCTGTATTTCGTCATATGGATGCCTCCTACAAACCAAGCTTATCAACCAAAAGTTTTTTAAGGTCTGCCCCTGTGTAGGTGTCAGCCTCTTCAATATCAAGTTCTTTTGCCAATTTCTTTAAATCAGCCGTACTCATACGGGAAATTTCGGTTTTGGTATATTCCGGCGGATTCATATAATTAGAAAAAGCAGAAGTGTTTTTATCCTCTGCTTTTCCCTTGATTTCCTCTCCCGGTCTATACCACACGCCGTTAATTTTTACGGAATGTGTTGCAACCATTACTCACCCTCCTTGACTTTCATAACAACTACGCTGTCCATTCCCTCGAATGTAGGAAGTCCAATCATAGAAACTACGCAATGAGTGTTGATAGGATGATTTGTAGCATATGTGTAAACAGCGATACCGGTCTCTACGATGGAAAGATTTCCGTCTGTAAGACTTCCACTTCTCTCCTCTGGAGTTCTGCCGAATACATATTCCCCAAGGAATACTCCGCCGGACTGTGCTGACACAATGCCGGTAGGTACAAAGCTCTTTGTCTTTCCGTCTGCCGGATCAATGTACAGCTTGTCGTAAATCTCAATCTCGATACCGTACCCACGAAGATACTCTGTTACCTGTCCCGTCTGCAATCTGATTCCACCATTGTAAGCGGTAATTCCAAGCACCTGCTTCTTTGTATCCTCTGCCTTGAGAACCATTTCCCAAGTCTCTGTATTCATCGTAAAGCGTGTGAGGGAATATCCAGTTTTCTTTGCAAACTCACGTCTGGTTTGAATGAGATCATCAAGAGGAGTTGCCGTTGCCGACTTATCCCATGCACTTGTATCCTTAAACTCAACAAAGTGGTCTGTTTTATGCTCTGCTCCGTTATCTGCCGTGTAGTCAATTGTGTATTTCTTATCTTTAAGAACAACATCAATCTTCGGAATACCGTCTTTCGGTGCAAGCAACTGCCAAATCTGTCTCTCCGGAACCACTCTAGCTCCCTCGATAAGGTTCATCGGCTTTTTGCTGATCTCACGAAGCACGCTATTGGCAAGGCTTGAATTTTCGGCACTTTGATAATTTGCGTACTCCTGCTCCTCTTTTTCTGTTACCATGTAACTTTCACGGTAAAAAGGCATCTCATTCTGAATATCAGAGAAACCTCCAACATCTCTTAACTCTGCCTGTGCGTCAAAGTTAGATGCTTTCAGAGAAACCGGGAGTCCGCTCTTTCCTTTGATAAACCTAAGATCGAGACTGTCCTGCTTCCTTGCTCCAAACTTTAAACGTCCGAGATAAGGCTCCGTTCCTAATGTTTTCTTGTAATTATCCCACATTACGCCGAGACTTCTCGCTGTAAATGCTTCTGCTAATGGTAATGCCATAGTTTTTTACCTCCTTAATCCATTACACCTGTGCAATCTTTGGTGCGCCGTAAAATGTAACCCTTGGTGTTGCTTTTCTTGCTGCGTCAGCAATTGCTGGATCAAGATTTTTTACCTTTTCCCAGTCGATTGTTCCTTGATAAACATAGGTACCAGGTGCATCACCCTGTGTAACATCTACATCCTCAAGCAGATATCCAAGGCAACCGTCATCATTTGTTGGGTAAGGTGTTCCTGCAGGAACAATCTTTCTTCTGTTTGAATCTGCAACAACTCCCAACTGCGCTACTACGCAAGCCGCTCCCTCATAAGGGAAAAACTTCAAAATCCCTTTACTTTGTGTAAAATCCCTTGTAATAGGCTTTCCCATTGTCTTTTACCTCCTTAAATCACATAATGGTTTTGATCTTCTACGTTAGTCTCAACGCCAAAAGTAATGTTTTCGGCGTTTTCAACGTCAGCTGTTTTTTCTTTGTTTTTATCACCACCGGCACTTCCACCGCCCGGGTTTGTAGAACCGTTTGCGATTTCCTGCTCTTTTGCCTGTGCAGCAGCAATTTCTTTCTCGGACATAATCTTTCCAAGAGCAGCCGTGTCGAAATTTCCATCATCACCAACAACTTCTTTTGCCTGTTCTGCTGTAATGTGGAAATCTGTCATAGCTTTTTCACGAAGATCTCTAATTGCATTATTTTTTTGTAACTCTGCAATCTGCTGATTAGCTGTCTCCAATGCTTTGTTAGCTTTATCAAGCTCGGTTAGGTTTCCGGCTTCAAAATCATCAATCTTTTTTTGAAGCTCATCCGCTTTTTCCGCTTTTTCCTTGTACTGAGCTGTTTTTGCCTTTTCTTTTTGGATAGAGCTACCGTAATCTGCCATAATCTTGTCAGCGTCTTCTTCGCTAACTCCCATAGCAATAAGTTCTTCTCTCTTCATAATTACCTCCGATATGTCATACGATTTTTTATACGGTGCAACGACACCGATTGACATTGTTGATTTTTACGCTCACAACTTTGCGAATTTTTATAAAATAAAAACGGCTACTTATTATTCAGCAACCGTTTCTTTTATCTCTTTGTCCAATGGATTGTCTTTATTTAATTGATCTGCTATTTCCTTTGCTTTTCTTTCCTGTTCTTCCAAATCATCAATCGTTTGATATTTCGCTTTTAAGTACGGATCGGAAAGAATAAATGTCTTTTCTGCATCCCCCCAAAGGCCAACCGTTTTAATAGCCACAAGCGGATGAATACCGCATTGTAAAAGCACCGTAAGCGTTTGTGCTTTTGTGTACATATTGTCCTGCGGGCTGTGATTTATCTGCACATCAAAATCCCTTGAAGTAATGCCAAGATCATGATCTTTTATTCTGATAATGTTCAGAATAATTTTCGCCAGCTTCTTTTCTGCTGACTTTACCAATGGGTCTTTCAGCTTTGCCCTTGTCTTTGAAAAATCCCAACCATTTCTAAGTTGAACCGCTCCCTGCGTATCTCCGCCGGAATTATTATTGTTTTTATTTGGGATTGCTAAAATTGATAAAGCGTTATCCCAAAGATCATCTTTCGCAACCTGACATTCCGTTTGGTTAAGCTCCTGCGTCATCACATCAACATCTGATTTATTGTCTTTGTTGATTGACTTGACAACCAAGGCTCGATTCATTTTCATTTTTTCAAATTCTTCTGAATCAATTTCACAATTTACGAATTTTATCCAACTTTGAACGAATTGCTCAATACCATCCATTCTATTCGATTGCATTGTATTGATAGAATCTAAAATATCAATAACAAGTTCGATATCAGATATTCTTTCATGGTTGTTTGGAAACTCTACAATCGGAATGCCACCAAAGCCGTGTAATTTCCAATCATAAACTTTTCCGTCTGCAATTTTGCATTCGTGTGTCTTTGTATAGCAAAGCTTATACCACTCGCCATCTTCATTTTTTAATTCTTGGACAGCAACCAACGCCTCTTCTGTATGTCTGCTATAAATAACAAACGTATTCATCGGAGATGGAGCAACGATACGAAACGGTATGTCACCATCAGAAAATTGTGCCGCTTTAAACGATGTCCCTACGGCAGATTGCCATTCTCCGGCTTTGATATCTTTTTCCTGTTTGTCGGCATCCGTTGTATAATCGTTGTATTCATCAACAGCCTTGTTAATGTTTTCATCATTTTTCCGGCTTACCATCTGCACCGGCTCACCGTAAGTTTGCCCTACTTTAAATTGCACAATTTCATATGCGTGATTTTCTTCTACCTTATTTGTGATATCTTCATTCGATACTTTAGTTCTGTAAAGTACCGGCTGATCTCCTTTGTAATAATTCCAAAGGTACTCAATAGCTGTTTTGTTGTAGTTAAAAATTCCAATGCAATTTCCGATAACATTAGAAATATTATTCTCTGTTATCGTTTCTACGTCCGTATATGCAATTTTCCGTCCGTATCTACCTTTCGCAATATTACGAAATGGCATTTTGTTTCTCAACATACAATTACACCTCTAAAAAAATGTCATACCGCTCGAAGTTTCCCTCACAGGTAACTTTTTAATCTCTCTTTTTCCTGTTTCCGGATAATAAATAACACGCTTTACGCATTTATTGCACCGGCAAACAATATTCATCGTCCCTCTACCGTCATAAGCTCCAACTTTACGACCGCAATTAGGACAATATATCGTTTTTTTTACATACTCCATAAAATACCTCTTTTTAAAACAAAAAAGGACACCTAAACGGTGTCCCCTCTACATCACAGGGGTAAAGATATGAGCTTTAACTCTTTCTTCACGATAAATATTATCATAAAAGCTATATGACATTCTATGACAAGTTTTACAAATATTCTTCTCCGTACTTTTTTTCAAATTGTTGCAACGCTTTTCCGTGTAATCTAACAATCTGTCTCCACGAATATTCCATTTCGGTTGCAATTTTTTCAAAAGTCTTTTTTTCTATGTACCGGGAAAATAAAATTTGATAAACGCTTTCTTCCTCCATTGTATCTATCTGTGCAATAATCCTTTCTCTTTTGACTAAATATTCGTCAATCATTTTATCGAGATTGTTCTCCAGTTCATCTATTTTTGCGATTGCTGTTCCTATTTTGTCAAAATTAGGAGAAGTCTGCACCTTTTCATCGTTTCCAATAGCTGATATGCTTACAGAAAGCTCTCTTAATTGAGATATTTCAGACAGCTTATTGTTTATCATTTTGTTTAATCTGCTTACTTGCGATAAATAATCTTTAGTTTTCATCTCAATACCTCCTAAATGGATTTTTCATTGCTTCAGCCTTTGCTGTATTATTGGGATTCTCAATAAACATTTCAAGCTGTGTAAGTCCATCCGCTGCATCATCATGGTCATTACCGCCAATGCTAACAAACATTGTTAATTCATCCATAGCGGATTGATATTCTTCATTTCTTCTATATCTAACAATTCCTAAATCTGCATCTTTTTTCATTTGTTCTTGTGTGATTTTATGGCTATCAAGAAATATAAATTTTCTTTTTATATCTCCAGAATATGCAATAATTTTTGATAACTTTTCAATTTTATTTGGTGCCTTTCTGCTTGTGCAGGAACATTTATAATCTTGCTCTTGTAATTTTTCATCAACATACTGGCAATATAAATCTCCTCCGACATTGCCCTCGAATCTTGTCTGTCTTATTTGATTACCTATAATTCTACCTACAACAAGTGGTATTGTTACTTCTTTCGGTCCTTTATTAAACACCCAGTCATAAATGTATACATCTCCATTATCATATTCTGCACCAATAGGCATTGACAAGCTGTCTCCCCCGCCCCACGCAATATCCGTAACTCCGATTCTTCTAAAGTCTCCATCCGGAAGTATTCCATTAAAATATCTTAATTCATCAGTCGGGAACAACAACCCCTCACGAACAAAAGGTCTTTGCATAAACTTAGCTTCCCACTCAGCTTTATCAAGTTTTTCTCTCATATCCCTGTAATAATCTGTTGAAAAACCATTTATTTCATAGCTAAAGTTACTTTCGTCATTTTCGTTAAGTGCCGGTATTCGTCTGAATCTGTATTTCGGATCTTTTTCATATTGCTTTCTCATTCGCTCCAATGGGTCAAGCACGTTCCACAATGTACCTACCATCAATTCTCTTGCACCATCATTTTTTCGGTCAACCATCTTGTTTAGATATTCTTGATATGTATTTTCCATTCGTGTAGGGGACAACGAATGCTCTCTATCTCTTACTAAATCATCCACATACAAATATCCGTCTTTTGATACATCGACTGCGCCTATCCAGGTGCCATCAATACCACGGCAAGTAACTGTCGCAAATCTATCTGGATTTCCAAGTGTTATTGTAAATTCATCAGCACTTTTATCCGTTACAAGTGGTTTATTTTCGTATTCTGGATTCCAAAAATAGAATAATTCAGAAAATGTATACTCTTCCGTAGTAAATAAATTCATAAGCTCCTTGTAAAATCCTTTTGCAAGTATTCCAGAGTGACCTCCCATAGCCGAATGGCTATTTGGTCGTCGTAAGGATACCCAGGCAAGAAAAAATATACAAATTGTAGACTTTCCAACTCTCGATGGCATTGATAGTCCGTAAAATTTAATTATTCTTTTTTCAAGGTCTTCAAGGTCTTTAACTACAACATTAAGCGTTTTTCGTCGTGGAAAGTAAAATCTTTTAGTCCAATTTCTTTTTCGTTCCATATAAAGCATAAAACTTTCAAAATTGTAATAGCTTTCCAGCTTTAATACATCGTAAAATTGATTAAGCAAAGGTAATTCACTTCCGCTATCCTGCACAACTTTTTCCACTTCCCATATGTCTTTTCCGTTAAACTGTTTAGGATCTGTACAATATTTATTTATAAGCTCTTTGGTCCTATCAGTGCATTTTAGCATTAAATCAGTTTTCTTTTCGTCCTTAGCAAGCTGGCAAACATCACAGTATGTATTTATTATGTTTTCATCAATTCCATTTCTGGTAATATACTTTTCGCAATCAGAAATCAGATTTTCTAATTCAGACATAAAGAAAAGCACCTCGCTTTCACAGCAAAGGTGCTTATAGACCTCTGCCTATAATTTTTCTAGGGTAGCGACTAACTCTATTTGTTAGCCGGTAATATATTTATTCGCAGTCTGAAAGTCTGTCTTTTATAAACTGCTCCAACACACTAAAGCCTTTTGGCTTTTCAATTCCTTTTCTTGCAAGTTCTGCAACTATTGTTTCCATTTCTTCCTTTACTCCTTGATAGGCAATTTTCATTCCGAATTTCATTTCGTCCATTTGATTTCCTTTCTGCTGATATCAGCAATTTATTTTTACAACGGTTTCCCTACCACACATCGAAAACGGGTTTTCCGTCAGTCACACCATAACGCCTCTGCAACTCTACCAAATCTACTTTAATTTTCCTGTATGACAATGCCACCAAGAATATCTAAATCTTGAGTTTTTATATTCTATTCCACATTTATCTTTCAAATATTTAACCATTTTTGGATAATAAAGCCAAGATTTTATAAAATCAATCATTATTTTCATTTTTTATTCCTCCACCAGCTTTCTACATTTCTGATATATCTTTTATTTCTCCATCTGGAAGTTTAACTTTAACTTCTTTCGCAATTACTCTTATTGTAATTTCCTTTGCCGTGTCTTTTGAGTAGATATCTGATATGTTATCGATACTTACTAATCCCTTTACCATTTCACAATCAAGTGATAATGTGATAATTCCATTACTTGAACATGCAAGCAATGCTTCTTTAATCATCTTCCACCAACTTTCTACCGCACATAGGGCAGTAATTTATAAAAAACGATCCTCTTGTTGCTCTGCTTGATCGTATTTTTACGCATGGCTTACCATTTCTTGGGTGCAAAACAATATTTCCCGTTTTTAAATCGGATTTATACGACCAATGTTGAATGTCTATATGTTCATTTCTTATGTCGCGTTCGCAAAATTCACACATATTACACCTCAATCAAATATTCTTTGAATAGTTTTCAATATCTTTAGGTATATCAACAGTTCTAAGGCATTTCCATTTTACAATCCGTTACAATGTACCGTAAATCCGCCGTCCATATACTCTTTTACAGCTTTTCGCAACGCAGGCTTTGACTTATATTTCTTTCTTAGCATAATAGCCACGCCTTTTCTCTCGATTGCATAAATTCCAAACGGAACGGCATCACTGGCGATTTTCAGAAGTTCATTAAACTGAACAATAGAAAGTCCCTCATAAATACTTTTCCCTATATTAACCGTCATACAATCCCTCCTACGCCTTGTATATCGCTCATATTCAAATGATTTTATTATTTATGCACAATTCCTTGCTTTTGTCCTAAAATTGATTTACGGGCAAATTAGACATTTCTCAAATCCGTAATGATAACCATTCTCTCAAAATTATCTTCCATAGCCTTATCGAAAGTCTTTGTTGCATAAAGAAATTCACCAGTATAAAAATCTGTCACAGCATATCTGTATTCCGGATAAAGGTCATTTTTTATCTTTTCCAAAGTCTTTTCTGTCTTTTTGATTGAATTTCCAGTTCCAAACATCACTAAATCCTCACCATTTCGTCAAGGTCGTAATTATCTCTGACATAATCAACAACCTCGCTTAATCTGTTTTTCACAAATTCATCATTAGCAATTTCCGGCAAGCAATGAAATGTGCAGCTATTCTCTTTCCCATGTTTTTTATACTTCCTGTAATCAAATGTCATATAAAAAATCGGTATTTGCGTCAGATTTTTCGTTTTTCTGCAAAGCCAATGGTTAAAAATCCATTCAATCATCGTTTTCCTCCATACACAAAACTAATTTCACAATTTCTAAACACTTTTCACGATTTTCTTCATCCGTGCAGCACCCAAAAGCGTTATACCGGCAATCGTGGAAGTGACAGCTATAATCTTTTGGTGCGATATCAGAAAAATTCATATTTCTCCTAACTCATGACAAATTGTGCCAGTTTCAAAAGATACTTTTTGTTGCAAAAATGAGCTATGCTATAATCTGTCTTACCATTGTGGCTTCTAGCAAAGTGCAATCTTACCATTTCTTCCAACGGCATTGTTCCATCTTCTTTTGGTTTTGAAAAATCAAACTCCTCAAAATGATTAAACTCTTTATCGTTTATATGGGATAAAGCTGAACATACGTCAATCAACGTTTCATTTCTCAATATCGGATGTATCTTCCCTGTTTTCTCTGTAAACAAATCCAGGTAAAGATTAAAAGCATTATTTACTGCTTCTTTCAAATCACCATGACCGATAGATACATCGCAAATATCATAAAAGCGTTTAGACATTTCCTTTTCCTTTTTCTGCAATTCTGATTTTTTGAGTTTTGGTTTTTCATCATTTTCAGAAAATGATGTATTTAACTTTCCATCATCGTTAGATGATGTATTATCCCTTATGTAGTCTTTGTATGTATTCTCTGTAGTAGTCTCTGGTATTGCTTTGCTGATATTGCCATGTCCATCTGTGCAATTTGCCATATCGTGAACGCAATCTGCCATATCGTAATTGTCAACAAGACTTTGCAGCTTTTCATAGTCAATGGAATACCACTTTGTCTTGTCAATTTTCATTTTGTTATAATTAGCTGTAATAACAATGCCTTTTTTCTCCAGACTGGTTATTGTTCTTCTGATCGTGTCTACTGACCAAAAATCAAAATCAGTTTCTTTCCATGACTGATATGTATTAAAAATCCAGTATCTTCCATCACGGAAATTTTTATCTGCCTTTTTATTGATTTCAAGCCAATAATGTATCTGATTGAGAACAACAGCTTCATTCAGATTACCCAAAACCTTTACAAGCGTTTTTCGGATAAGCAAAACATCGTCTTTGTTTATAAACAGTTCATTATAATTCATATTGTTTACCTCCTACGAAATATAAACAGCATAACGCTTTATGTGCTAAACTCTACGATCAATAAAAAACAACAAACAGGCAGTCGTAGGTCTGCTTTTCGGTCTGCATCACCTAGTTTGTTGCATTTATTTACTGATAATATTCAAATATCAGCAAAACGGACGGTTGCGGATTCGAACCGCAATCACTCTTTTATGTTGGAGCAAAGGAGTGAAAACCTCCAACCGGCATTCCAACCTCCGTCCACCAGTCTTTCATTAAGACCAGCCGGTCACAGGAATAAATCCCGTGCCGGATAATGGCAAGGATGGATTCGAACCATCTTTCCGTCTGCACGAATAACGGATGCCCTACGCTCATGCCAAAAAGCGTAAGTTGATTTGCACGCTTGAGCATCGTGGGATAGATGCTCAAGCAATCCCCTCCGATCCTTGTGACGGATCTTTAATCAGCTTTCCGCTAGAGGGGTGTTAGAAAGGAGATGTACAATGCAAATAGCATGTAGCATCATGGTTCCAGCAGGGGAGAAAAAGTATAATACTAAAAGCACCTGCCGGAAACTAGGGTACCCGGATTCGAACCGGGAAGTGTGGGAACCAAAATCCCATGCCTTACCATTTGGCGATACCCCATCACTTACGGGCGAAGAGACCAATCAAACGCCCGTAAACTACTACGATTAAAAGGTTATTATGACACGTTTATTTCAGACTGTTATTTATGGTTCGATTGTTATTCCTTTCCCACTACCGAGTTGGACAGCGGATTTTTCTATTCTGATCCATAGATTTTACCTCCTTTTCGCTTATCTAAATGTTCAAACTGACATTTAACCATATCAGTGACATTACTACGCTGACAATCAATTCCGTGACGGTCACGGTAAATGTATCCGTGATATGTCAGCCACTTGTTAAAGCTCTTTGGTGACATTTGAAATTCTTTTGCTGCATCTCTGAATGTCGTTAAAAGTTTGCTATCTACCAGCCCATCAAAATAGTCAGCCTTCGGCTTAAGCTCCGTGACTTTACATTCGAGTAGCTTTTTCTCTTCGTACTCTTCCGCCCAACGCCTTGCACGCTCCGCCGGATCCTCAATCATGTACGAATCCGTTTTACTTTCTCTCATATCGTAGTATCCGTTTTTCCGAATGCTCGGTATCACTTCGCTTGTGACCCAACGCTTAAATTTCTTTGCGTTTGGCATTCTGCTAGAAAATATCAAACTATAAAGACCGGATTCGTTAATGAATATCACTTCTCGATTCTGACCTGACAGAACGGTTCGTTCTGTCAGCTTATCTTCATCGTCAACGTGATCTCTAATCGCTTTCGCTGTGTTTGTATATTCAAGAATGTCTGCTACATCCTTACCAACAAACATGATCTTTCCGTCTATGGTTATTGTCCGTACGCTACCAAACTCTGTACTGCTGAATACTTGTAAATCGTTCATATATAGACCACCTTTCATTTATCCTTGTATCTATAAGCATATCCTTTCTTTAATCGGCGTAGAAGCTGTGAAAGGTTGCAGCTTGTCGGGAGCTACCCTATCTACGCCAAGGTCTTTTTGTTTTTTAGAATATTTGAGGGGCTTAGTAGGGACCTCCGGGCATCCTGCTAAGAGGGGGACGCCCCTTTTTCATCTGGAGCCGTGAAATGGTCCCGGAACGGTGCTTTTCCGTCCGGTTTCCGCCGTTCTTTTAGCTCTCTTGGATAAACCGCAGTTTCTCCCATAGACTAACCACCATATATTGTACCGCTTATCCACCATCCACAATATCTTGTATTTCGGTGTGTTTGCTGTCAGACAACCGGGCTCGGATGTCCGCTGCTGTGAGTGCTTTCTTCGCTTCTCGCTCCTTGCTTACGCCCGGTAGGTTCCATCCGTAATGCTTATTTAAGATGGCTATCTGCGCCACCGCCTGCTTACTGTCTACCAGCTTCGCGCTCAAGCTCTCCTCCCTTTCCTGCGATAATTTTTTGTAAATATCCGCACCCGAATCACTTAATATATTCTTTTCATCTCTCCACGCATATATAGTATTATCATCTATACCAGTTAATTTATTAAATCCTAATATACTAACTTCTTTGCCGTATTGATAACACATATATATATAATAATCACATATATCATTTACTAGACTAATATTATAAGCATTACAATTTGACTTATTAAGATTACTGGTAACATCAGAATTATTATTATTCTTATAACCTGTAAGATGATTATTTAATTTTAATTTATTAGTTCCTTTGAAAAGGTGATGCTGAATATATAAAAGAGCAGCGTTCCATACCCCCTGCGGTGCTGTTGTCATGTCCTCGATAGGCGGCTTTCTTTGCTCGCAAAACTCCTGCAAATAATATTCAATCTCGTTCGCAAATACCTCACCGGTCAATGGCTCATCCTCTAATCGCTCCACGCTCTCACCTCCTCGGTCAAATAAAAAACGCCCACAAGAAAAACCTAGTAAGCGTTACAATAACACCTC